ATCTGCGGTGAGGGGTTTCTTTTCGCCCTCAACCGTAAACATCAACCGCCCCAGGCCGTTACGTTTCACGTCAACCTGAGTGGGGTTCAATACAACTAGGTTGACAACCTCGCCGCGCTGATTGCTAAAGATGCGGATATAAGCGTTTCCATCAAGTAGCAGAGAAGTTATCACGGCGCTGTAAAAAGCTTCACGGGGTAAGTCAATATCTGGCTGGGTCACCCATGCTGGTCGCGGTGTGTAGAGCTGCCGCTGTTCATCCGTCCTGACATACGCTTCGATTGGTAGCGTGCTTATTGTGTCAGCGATTAGGCTTATCGCCGAAAAAACAGCATTGACTTGAAAGACAGTTTTGCTGTTTATGTTTGTGCCTGACTCGTTTCCGAACGCCAGCGAGTCGCCTGACTCAAATACGTTCTGAAAACTGACAGCCCGCGTTTCAAAAAGTTTGTTGAATACCATTTATCGTCCTAGCGCATATCCGATGACGACCATGAAAGCGCCACCTACTATCAGGCCGGCGGGCATAAAAAGAACCGCAACACCTGCCGTAATCGTTACCGCCCCGGCTACTTGCAAAATCGTTGACATATCACCTATCCAAAGAACTGAGGTACGACTTCTTCTATTCTACCCACCGTAGCTCTATCAACTGCCAGAACCGCTGCCACGGCCCCGTCAATCTTGCGCGGGCTGTGCCTGTTTTCTTTCACAATTCGTGGCCCCAGATTGTCAACTTTTGTTACCGCGTTGGCAAGGTGGCGGGCCAATACCGGATTTCCGTCTTGCACTAGGCGTTCCTCGACAACAGCGTCATAAAATTTCGCGCAGGCCGGAACCATACGACGGGCTGAAGTTGAGGGCCATTCGATAATCGGCACGCCCTGTTCCTCAAGAACCATCATGCTGCGCTGCCACCTAAAAGGGTCGCACGCCACCTCACGCACTTTTGGAAACTGTTTGCAAAAGTCAAGAATTGTCTGCTCAACGTCAGCAATATCCACCCGCCAGGTGTCGTCGTCGTTTTCTAAATCTTTCTCCCACGCTTTCACCAAAAATACTTTCACCGGCTCGTCACCCTGCGGGACAACAGCACCAACCACCACGGAAGCATCGCCACTGAACGAACCATCAAAAGCAAGCACAATTTCGTCATCGGGTGACGGTTCGAACGTTTGTTCGCATTTCTCCCACGCGCCGGCAGGTAACCAGCTCAACGCGCTACTCACCCACTGGTTGCATCGCTTCGTACGAAACTGTGGTTCGGGTGTACGTTTCACCGCGCTTCCAAAATCGCTAGGCGCGTTCAAGTCACCATAGCCGGGGTTTGCTAATCTCCAAGTTTCGGGGTCGCGGTGGTCGCCATCGTTTTCCCACCATGCCATAAAGAAAGTCGGGTCATCAATTTCACCCCGAGCAACCTTCTGCCCGTACTGATAAAGACTATAAGCAATCGAATCGCGGCCCGTGCTATCGCTTTTCACCCCAGCTGTCGTAATCGCTACAAGGGTTGCAAGGCTACCTCTCGAACCCATCGCCAAAGACATAACATCGAAAAGTTCGCGGTTCGGCTGTGCATGAAGCTCATCAAATAAAACGAAATGCGGATTCAGGCCTTCCTTTGAATAGGCTTCAGCGGATAGGACGCGGTACACCGACCCCAGCTTTGGCACCTCAATAGCGTCACGATACGTTTTGGTTATTGCTGAAAGCTCCGCGCTTGCCTCAATCGTTTTTTTTGCGTCAGCAAACACGATACGCGCCTGCTCTTTCTCTGCAGCCACGGAATATACTTCGCCACCTCTGGGGCCAAGTACGAGGCTATATAGCGCCAGGATAGAACCTAGCGCTGATTTGCCATTCTTTCTAGGCATCCCGATAAGGTTTGTGCGATGGCGTAGGCCGTTTTCGTCGTATGCGAAAATATGTTCGATAAGTGCCTTTTGCCATTCACGAAGCACTAGCTGCTGTCCCGCATTACCGGCGACACTATCTTTTGTGATGATGCCGAAGGTTTCAGCAAAATCAATAACCATATTTCCTTCGCCCATCGCTACCGAGCCAATCGGCACCGGCGTAAGCCATTGAGGGTCGGCCACATTATCGGCGAGCGTAGTATTCATCAATAACCTTTCTCGCTATCGCCTGATTGGCTTTTGGTCTTTCTTCCAGCCGCTTCAAACAAACATCGCGGCCAGGGTTCAAATCAACAATACGCCCGCCCATAGCGCGATAGCTTGCCCGCACGTCAGGTGAAGGGTCGGTATGAATAATCCAGTAACCCCGATACCTGTCACCCTGCGCCACTGTAAAAGTTTTTTTGACAGCAGCCTGCCGGGCTTCGCGGGCGATGCTGCGCACCACCTCGTCATAATCGTGGGGCTTTGCGTCAGGCGTTGTTATCGCTAGGGCAATCCTGTCCATGTCAACGACAACATCGCCAGGTTCCCAACGCTCCTCGCAATAAGTTGATTTACCCGAGCAGGGCGGGCCAGTAACTACCGTAATCACGGTTACTGCCTGTCAGCTCGACGCGCCATCAATTCTTCCAGCTTGCTCTGCGTTTTTACCTCGGCAACACCTAGCCGGCCACGGTCAGTCGGCGTGAACCCCAATAGTGAGAGGTTGTTGATAATCAAACTTTCAAGGGCGCGCAGCCCGCGCCGTTCTTTAGCCTCACCATCTCGCATCACCTTTGCGCGAAGGTTCCATCTCTCGTCAACCATCTCGCACGTCATGAGCAACAACTCGACGTCTGTGCTGGGGCTAATCCAGTTAGCACCCATACCCCAAACTTTGTCCCAAAGCGCCCGGCCAGGTTGCAGCAACGGGCGTTCCGGTTCTGGTGTTTCTACGGCGGCCTGAATAAGCTGCACAGTATTTTCGTCAGGCAACGGGCGGCGGCCAGGGTTACCGAGCAACCGTTTTTGCTCAACCGGCTTGGGGGGTCTACCGTTTTGAGGCATTTGCACCTCCTACGGTTTCGAGCCCTGAGGTCGGATTCGCACCGCCTTCTCCTAACCGGAAGTTAGGCGCATCGCTAATAATGCTTTCAGGGCGTTGTCCACGATACAGTGTCGCGCCCATTTCTTCAATCTGGCTGAACGGCAACTCGGGGACTTTCAGGCGGCTACGCCACGTCGGGTCAATAAAATAGAGGTAACGCAACTGAAAGCCCTCAAGTGCTTCCCAATTCTTGAACTCATCTTTGAGCATTAGGTGATAAGCCTGCATCGTGTGCATCACTTCGCCGGTGACCGGGTTGCGCCTCAGCGCCTCGCTTTTGCGTATGTCGGTCAACTGGAATCCGCTTGCCCTATAAATAGCTCCGTCGCCGCACTGTGTTGCATCGGCAAAACTGACAACCCATTTGATGTGGGGATAGTTTTTGCGCAGAAAGCGCATCGTGTAAGCAATAGCCCTGCTCTCGCTGTTACGAGGTAACCAGTCGGCAAAAGCCATGCGGTTCAATTCTATAAAATCGTTCCACCCCGTCCCCTCAACTAGGTTCATCATATTTTTCTTGACCATGCTAGGGCCAAACTGCATAGCGCCACCGCATACGCCATTCAGAAATACGCCGAAGTGTAGTTGGCTGTTCGGCACAACTTTGCCGCTGTAGTGCAAGTTTTTTATCACCCTGTTTGCGTCAGACGCTTTTATGGGCTTGATGATGATGTCTTTAGCGCTAACCATCAGCTGTGAACCTTTGTGGAGGCTACCGGAATTGAACCAGTCGGAGCGGCACCTGCCGAGCCCCCCTGTGTGACCCATTGTTGGTCGCGCCTAAATATAGCAGAGGATTTCGGGAAGGGTAGTTGCAGCTTCGTCAGCCTGCGCCTCATTCCTTTGTTCAGTGGGTAGGCGTAAAAATAACGATGCGCGTCAATAATCTCGCCAGGCCCGAAAAGTTCCTCGCCCACCTGTTGCGGCGTTTTGCCTTTAGCGTCAACCCTGCCAAAGCGCATAGGCGCGATGATGTTTTTATACTCACCTGCTGCGGTGAGGTAAAAGTCGCTGCTCGGTTGCGCCCCAAAATAGAGCCAACCGCTCGCCTGATAAACAATCCCGCAATCATCTTTGCAACCTCCAGCGTGAGTCACCACAACCTGCAAGTCATAATCCTTTTGCAGTTTTTTCAAAATACGTGAAAGCACATAGCTTTCAGTATTGTGGCCGTAATCGTCACTAATCCACAATCGCTGCATCTCAAGGTACTGTTCGCGTTCAACGCTGTAAGCAATCTTTGCGATTTTTTTATCCGTTTGTGAACTGTAACCAAAAACACATATCCCGACCAACTTGCCGTTATCCATCAAAGCGACATTTACTTTCGCGCCCTGGGGATATGTTTTCATGTAATGGCGGCTCTCGCACACACGTTTCGCTACTGCGCGGTCACAATAAACAAATTCGATATTCTCAAACTCGGCCATCGTTATACCACCCACAAATAAAAGCAAGCGCATTAGCGCTGCCATTATCGTTCAGCTCGGAAGTTATCTGCTCGTTTAGTTTTGCGTTCGCCACAGCCTGCCTCACTAGCTCAGCTTGCTCCGAATGCAGAGTAAAAGTAATTTGCTCCATATCGCTTTTCCCGCCGGCCTCAAGCATCGGTGCCTCAACTTCCTGCACATCAAAAATACCCAAGTCGGCATCAGTGAAACCAAAATCTTCAAGCTTGAAGCCATCGCCCATAAGCGCCCCGGCCTGTTCCATAAGCACAGACGTATCCCACTCGGCTAGTTCCGCCACACGGTTGTCGGCAAGCGCGAAAGCTTTTATCTTTGCCTCCGACCAATCAGCCGGAACCCTCACCGTGTCAATAAGTTCCCACCCGAGCTGCTGTGCCGCACGCATTGTTCCATTACCCGCGATAACGATGTTATCTTTCGATACGACAATCGGTTTACGTTGACCAAATTGTTCCAAGCTTGCAGCAATAGCGGCCAGGTTTGAATCACTATGGTTACGGGCGTTGGCCGGGTCAGGGGTGAGCTGCGATATTTTCAGCTTTTCGAGCTTCATAGGTTTCTCCTAGATTTGCGGATAACACCTACTATACCCCGACCCCCCAAAAAACCGATAGTTTCGCGCTCGTTTGCGTAGGGC